TGTATTAGCTTCAACAAATATTTCCCCGGCAATTTCTGCCGTCATCACACCGACACCCTGTCCTGCACCATCCAATGTTATCTGGCTATCGAGCAAGAAAACATTATTGAGATTATCGCCAGCGCGTGAGCCTGCTGGAATAACTGAAAACGGCACACCTGCCACAACAATATCAACTTGAGTATTGATTGCAGCTTTGCGTTCTAAGCCGATATTTGCCATTAGCAAATCAATCTGTACGCCAACAGCGGTATCTATATTGCCAGCATTAAACGTATCAATTAACACGTCATCAATCTGTGAAAAATCAAGTGCTGCTAAACCAATAATTTGACCTTGTGGCGTTTCACTATCAACATTGACCTTTGAACCATAAGCGCTAATATAAATATCTTGCCAAAGCGTTACATATTCGCTTAAAGGTGTTTGTTCAATGCCATTTACAGTTACTGTTGCCATTTTTGTCTCAAAAATTAAAGGTTAAATCAAATGTAGTAAACTCATTTACTATTGATGCTGAATACATAAATTTTCTTGTCGTTCTATCAAAAGAAATCACAGGGTGTTGACTTATCTTAGCCGTTGTTGTATTGATAACAGGAGCTTCAACACGGATAACCTCACTCTCTTTTAATATCTCATTCGTTATTATATTTGATACAATATTGATGTCTACATCGCTTTGTAATATTTGCTGGAAATAAGGCACACCTAGCGTCTCATCCAAAAACCATTCACCCAAGAAAAACTGCAAGCGTTCTAATAATCGTTGGCGTAAACTCTCCGCATTATCAACAATCGCCACATTGCCTGATGCGTCCAAGAAAATATCGTTATTATCATCAATAGCTAGCGTAATCATAGCTTAGGTGTCCCTGTATCGCCCTCACCAGTTGTAACACCGGTGTGTATGTGCGTTTTAAGTGATATACTACCAGCGACTACATTTTCAGGCGTTGTAATCCCTTGGCTAAAGGTTGCAGCACTGCCTGTACTGCTCGTGAAGTCTGGTGCTGCTATGGGTACACTTGAACTAAATAAACTGCTTGTCAACGTCACTGTTGCGCTGCCAACGGATAATTTAATATCACTGCTGGATATTTTTACACTATTATTGTCTAATTTCAGCGATACATCACTCTCACCAATCACTACTGCATTCTTACCATCATTTGTTTGCAAAGACGCTGAATTAGTCTCAGCAGGTGTAAATGAGATTGCACCAAACCCAGCAATAGCAATGGGACTGTCATAATCTAGTATATTCTCATTGGTCGGATTGCTGCGCTTATAATCCTGCTTGAAATTCTGAATGCCACGTTGACTAAAGACAACTAAAACGGCATCACCAGCAGCTAATGGAAAGTGCATCGTAAATGCGCCACTTGCTGGAAATATGACAGGCACATCAACTAATACTGGCAATGCACTGCTTTGATTATCGGTTGAAATTGAGTTAATAGCAGGCAGAAGCTTGGCGCGTTTTGTCTCTGCATTATAACTCTCAATCGTAGCAGGCAATGCTGTATAGATTGTTTTTCTGAATTGTTGCAACACAACTTCAATTGTCTCTACATTATTTCTATACTTTGTATCTGTGTTTAGATTGCTCATATCATTTTATAATAACACAATCCATCGTTGTCGTGAAATCACCTGCCCTTGATGACCCTTTATGCAAAATGGAGATAACTTTAAACTCACCTTTAATAAATTGACTATCAAGATTTATTTTATCAGCAATGTTGATTTTTGTGTTTAGTAATGTTTTGACTTCAACACCTGAATTTTCAGTAGGTTTTGGTACACCCACCATGCCTGTTGATTTGCTTATTTTAAACACTAAATCAGTATTGACAGGTTGACCTACTGTATTAAAGATTATTTTATCCCCAGAGACAACCCAGTTTATTTTATTAGGTGTCAATATTTTAGCTAATAAATCTTTCGTTTTTCCGTGGAAAGCAAACCCAGTAAATGTTATATTTGGTATGACTTGGAAATTTCGAAACGTAAATGTTGTGTCAACAAACGCATCATTTAATATTGATGTCATCGTAACCGAGCCTTGATATGATCGGCTAAAGACTAAATTATTAATATCAAATATAGATTCAGCAAATTTAATCCGAGTGATGATATCAGTTGTTTGCCTGTCTATCTTATCAAGATCAGTAATTTGACCTTGTGCTATTTTGGCAACATCTAATGCCTGATACCCTGCAAATATTTCTATCTTTTGTTTTTCTTTCTTAATAAAATTTCGGGTTGTCTCAGATAAATTAGTAATGCTTACCTCATTGCTTTGAGCACTGCTCCCAGTTGAAGTACCGCCAATCGTAAAATCAATTTGCAAATTTTCAAGCGTGTTTATATCTTCAGGAATGGTTATCTGTTCAGTATCAGAACTAATCACCACTTGAACTTGTCGACCAAAAAAATTACTCACAATTCATCCTCTGCCAGATAAATTAAGAAATGAGTTACCCCTAAATTATCACGTGTTACATCTTCATTTTTTATCGCGTTGCTATTTGCCACAACCGAAAAATTACCCCGAAACTCAATCGCTTTGTTGATGATTAACAAAGCATTGGTGGTGGCTCTGACATTATCAATGATGCTCACATTATTGGTTAAGTCAAACAGAGAGAAATACCACACTTCTGGTATATCAGAAAAACGCATCGTAACAGATACAGGTTGACCATCGACAACAACCTCTTGTTTTTGGTTTGCATCAGTGGTGAGATTGATAATTTCTGACATTATATTAACCTATCTAATAATGATTTGTTTGTTTGCTTATCACCATTATCGACCTGGTCTGTCATATTTTTAGCAGGGTTATTAGCTGAACTTGTCTTATCCGTTGTAATGTTCCCAATCGCTGTTTGAACAGTTGGTGCTTGCTCTAGCATCAATTCAAATATCAAATTTTGACCCGTTGTACGGCTGATTTCTGGTACTTGTGCTGACGTGATAATCATATCCTTATAGGTATGCAGCATTGTAAAGACAGTGACAACCTGCTTGCTATCAGCAATATTCTTAATTTGCTGCCAAGCATCGTGCGGTCGTGAAAGAGTTGAGAAATTGTTAAAGATACCATCCAACACATTGATATTGCTGGTAACGCCTCGCAATGTTACTTCTTCAGGCTCTTTTATTACATTATCAGAAATATTGCTGCCATCTTCAATCGGGAAGTTTGTCGATTGATATTTTAAGCGGTGTTGCTCTGAATGGATTAAATCAATCTTAGTCAATTCCACAACTTGAGTTTTGTGTTTTGTAAAAAGAACAGCATTTATATTGTTTAACAACGGCATGGCTATAGCCTCACTGTACTGTCAAAATTCAACGCCAGATTTCTATTTGCTTGACCAAGTTGTTTTGCCACTTCATTGCCAACGGCTGTCGGGTCTGCTTTGTTTGACGTAACATTGACACTAACAGTATTATGTTGTGTCATGGTTCTATTTGTCGTTGCCCCTGCTGGTTGTAACAGCGGTGCTGCCAGACTTGTAAATGAACGAGTGATTTGTGCCGTTACTGGATTTGCCTCATTCAAATTCTTAAGGATTTGTTGATTGCGACCTGCTCGTTTAAAAAACCTATCAACTTTTGATGCTAATTTTTCGACAAAATCAATCGCATCTTCAATTCCTTTGATAAATTCTTTAATCCCTTCAAACCCTTGTTTAACCAAAAGAATAATTGCTTTAAAGATTGATATTATAGTGTTTCCTGCAAGCTCTGCTAAAAATTTAAATGCTTTACCTAAAAACGAAACAACTTTGCGAACATCCTCAATCTGTTTTTTTGTTAAGCCTAATTTTACCAATAATTTACCAAATGCAGAATCACCACCCTGAACAAATGTAATCAAATCTTGAAGAGCTAGCGATACACCAACAATGGCAGCCCCTATCAACACAAACGGCGATAATAATATACCCATGACTGTATCCAATGCACCCACGGCAAATGCTAGCCCAAGCACCACACCTGTCAAAATTCCAGCTATTTCGATAAACTCTTTAAACGATTTCTTTCCTTCGCCGTTGAGAAATTTGGCAGCTTTGGTAATGACTTTAACAAACGGATCAAGTGCTATAAAAATAACATCACCTAATGTTTTAGATAAATTAGATAATTGCGACCTGAATATTCTCATTTGTCCTGCTGCTGTTTTACCAATCGCTGTGGCTAACCCACCATAAGCTTTTTGTAATCCATCAACAATCAGCTTTTGCGCTTTGCTGACTTTATTTGCTTGCAATGCCACATTGATTTGCTGAATAGTTGAATCTGATAATTGCGTAAATGACCGCTTGAGTAATTGTGCGCCCTCCTTTGGGTCAGCCAGAGCCTCACCAATGCTCCTGCTTATTTGAGTGGCGGACCTACCCATTGCCTCAGACGTATTGATAATAACCCTTGTCGCTTCTTCTAAGACATCTTTTGACTTAATGCCAAAACCAATAAGCAATGCGATTGATTGTTTGATTTGTATGTCATCAATACCTATTGAAGCTTCTAAGGCATCAGCAAATGTTGATAATTCTTTGGCTGATGCACCAAATGCAGACCCTGCATTCTTAACTTCTTGTCCCAAGATAGCCATTACCCTGCTTTCATCTTCAAATGCTGATAATGATTTACTTAATAATTGAAATGAAAAGAAACCAGCAAATGCACCAATGGCAATCGTTTTTAAGCTTTCAAGCGTTTCGCCCAATCCTTTGACTTCGCGGTCAACCTGACTAACCGCTTTACCTGCTTTTTTTAAGCCGCTAGTATCGGTATCGAATTTGAATTCATTAACAAATGTATCTAAAATAGTTGCCATGATTATTCTCTCTGTAACTGACTACTTTGATATGCTCTCTCCGCATTAATTGCTTTTACTGCTAAAATCTCTTTCATGTAAAAGAAATCAATTAGTGGCAATTTATAAATATCACTATAACTGCATAATCCATCCATAATCGGTGCTGATAATAATGGCGGTAATAATTCAGTGCCTATTGGATCAAAGTATCGGCTTCATTAATCTGCTCAATTTCCGTTGCATTTTTCCCATGATTGATTGAGCAGATTTCGTAAAATTTACAAAGAATGACCTCAGCAATAATTCATAGAAATCAATCGCTTCCATCTTCTCACCTACAGCATCATCATTGACATGGTCGCTAAATGATAACCATGATTTTTCGCCTGTATCTTTGCCTTTAAAACCAATTTCAATATAATTGAAAAAATATTCCTTCAATAAAACATCATGAATAAACGAATGAGGCACCTTTAAAATATCAGTCATGTTAAATTTATCGCCACTCGCTTCTGTTTTTCCAACTGCTACACGAATTTTATCAAAAAGAATCCACGAATACCATGCATGTATTTTTTTTATTCTAAAATCAATGCCATGAATACTAAACTCTAATTTATTAAATTCTTTGCTCATCTCTGAAAAAATATCTGTAATTTCATCAGGATTTTTAGAAAAATCTTTGTTTTTTATTTGCGATACAAGCGAAAAAAAATCTTTAAATGATTGTTTATTTTCTGTCATATTATAGCCCTACATACTCTTCTTGAGCAAATTGTATTTTAAATATTTCCATACCTACACTGCCTTTGCCACGCTCGACAATCGGCATTTTTGTCAGGAAGAATCCGTTTTTAAACGTCTGTGTTTCTTTAGAATCTAATTGATTCAATATGCCATTAACAACAACAGATGCCGTACCGCTTTTTTGAAGTTGTAACAACTCTTTTAAGATTTTAGCTTGCGTGTTACCAGGCAACAGTTTAATCGTCATGGTCGTGCCTTGTTCGCCGTTGCTGGTAAATATGCCGTCACCATTAGCACCAATAATCATGGTGCCAAGTGTCAATTCATCTGAACCAATCGCATCACTATCCGCTGAAAATTGACTAATAGTCAATGAACCCACAGGTAAATCAACCCCTTGCGATGTGAACGATAAAACTAGTTTTGAATTTGGGATACTGATTTCACTAATTGTAGGTGAACCCATAATTATTTACCTCATCTTTTATTGTAATACAAATAAATCAATTTGAACACTCTGAAGAGTACCAGCCGAAATTGCCCAAATTGTAAACTTAGGATATTTACGATTTGCACGTTCAGTGGTCGTACCCGTTGACGCAGCAGGTCTGTGCACAAGATACCCTTTCGATAAAATACCTGAAAAGTTTTGATTGCCTGTCACAACAATAATATCTTGTTTCATTGCAGCATCAGCCTCACCTACCGCATAAACACCACGGCTTACTGCATCACTCATTGTCTGCTCAACCACATCTTGAACTGATACCGAACCATCATCCGTGTAAGGCACATCATTATTTAAGTTTGAAGACTCTTGCAAAAAGTTAAAAACATTCTCTTTTAATTCAAGCTCAACCTGTATCTGGTCAACCCATGTGTCAATAAACACACCATTCTTAGTTGCCCAGCTATTTTGATAAGCTGCTTGTGTTGCAATCTGTGTATAGTAATTGGCACGTTTTTGTTTGATTGCTTCAATATCATTACTGCTGAAACTATCCGGTAATGTCAATGGCAACTCTTTTAAATTCAATGACGTTCTGTTAACCGAACCGCTGAATGCAGGACACGCTGACACATGCTTGCCATCGCGCGTAACAGAATAAGTAATGAACGTGCGACTGATTTCTAGCTGTTCTGCTCTAAAACCAAACACAGTCTCATTCCCTAATGATTGATACGCTGCATCATCGTCTTGAACCGCATAAATAATTTTAGTTAAAGCATCAATGGCTTGGGCAAGTGCCAATTTATTATCAACAGACAGAAAATCATGCACATCGTAATCGTTCATTAAGAATGTGAAGCCACCTGATAATTCTTCATTGACCACAACATTATATGCAGCGATAATTCCTAATTCACTTTGAACGATAACATCATCACCAGCTTGGTCATCAGCACCTTGATTAAGAATAGCCCCTGCTGCTTCTTTAAAGCCCATGAAATCACCTAAATCAGTGCCACCGCCTGTTGGTGGTAACATGAACGTCAACGTAGAGGCAACGCCTGTTGTGCCTGATTGAATGCTGAATTTATTAGCGACAGCATCAAAGACAACAGTAACATCAGCAGCCGTTGCGGTCTCTAAATCTATGGCTGTTTTAATTGCAGTGGCAACATCAGCAAAACTGGCTACTGCTGTAAAATCTGGTGCAACATCAATAATGCTTTCGCCATCAACCACTAGATCAAACTTGGCGGTGGCTGCAAGTGCTGCAAATTCAACCACTGTTTTTGTGTTTTCTGCTGCGAACAAAATAGCTGCAACATCTCCAACAATCAAACGTGCCATGACCAATGCCTTAGGTAAGATTGATCGTCCAAACCATTTTTCTGCTTGAACAAAAGGTGAGCTACCCGCTGCAAAGTCAGCCTCTACTTCTGACAAGTTTTGATATACTCTAAACCTGTTATCACCAGTGCCTAGAACTGAACTATCGCCAGTTACCAAGAAACCACGTTTAAACCCATCTAGTGTCAATGCAGCCGTTACTAACGATACATTGACTTCTACAACGCTATTAATATCTGCCATTTAAAAATCCTCTTGTATTACTAAATCAATCGGTACTGATTTTATTGCTGCGACATTGTTTGTATCAATTAAAGCCTGTCTAAATGTCAACGTGATACTCGCTCGCCTCTCAAATTCACTATCAATTGTTTCATCATTTAAGTCAACATCTGACCAACCAAACAAACCCAACCCTAATTCTTGCAGTCTTAATTCACCTGCTGGCGTTCGATAAAAAATCCTCAACCGCTCTGCTAAATCTTGCACATCATCACCGCCATTTGAACGATAAAATTGCACCAAATAATTATAATTGATTACCTCGACTGTTGCAACATCAACTGTATCATTTGCAGCGGTAGTATTCACATTGCCTGCAAGCCCATCATTAATCTTATTTATTAGCAAGACAGACGCATAAGAACCATTAGGTGCTGGCGCATTATCGTTTCCAGGAATAACTACCTCACCTGAAAGCCCTGAACCGCTAGCGACATAACGCCTGACGTTTCTATCTATTTCATTTTGTAGGAAATTAAACGTCATCTTGATTATTCTGCCTGATAACAGCTGCCTTCATAAACTTAGCACATATCTCCCAATTTTGCGTTTGCAAAAATAAATAAACAATACCATTAAAGGTTAAAGTATCAGCCGTTGCAGAGTTAGTGCCTATCTGCAACGGTGATAAATCACCTGGCTTTTGAAAGTACACTTTGTTTGTATCTGATTTACGCTGCCCTTCTGGCAAGTTATTTCGCTCTATTCCATTCAGCGGTTGGAATGACATTTGTATATTGAATTGCACAGGTGTAGCTTGAATGTACTCACCATCACTATTACGTGTCCCACCTCGGCGTTGTGTAATAATACCTGTATGTGGAAAACATGAACTCATTTGTCATCATCTATTTTAAATAAAACACTCTTTCGCATCAAACCAGTATCAATCAATGGGTTTGTTTTACCAGGTCGTAATCGCAATGTTGCCTCTGATTTTGGCGGTGTTCTTAATTTTGTAATTCTGGTTTGGATAAGCTCAACGATTTTATCACCAACTAATGCAACAGATTTTCTGGCTGTTCGTTGTGGTATAAACGCTTCTTTAATAATTCGTTTTCGGTCTGCTTTGTATATTTCTGTGGCTTGAGAGAAAAAAGGACGTGCAGGTATCCGTACTTTACCTGTCTTCTTAGAACGTGTACCAAAGTTATTAATGACCGCTACTTGTGCAACTTGTGTTCCATCATCATATTTTGAACCTTTAAAAAAACCGACCTGTAAAGTAATAGATTTCTTTCCTTCGCTATTATCTCTGACAAACTTCTTGAATTTATCACCACCACGTTGTTTTAACGCTGACATCTCATTAAAAAGGTTTACGAGGGAATTTTGACATCTTAGGCATTTTTGGTTCTGAAAGCTTATCTCTTGGTGTATCATCATCATGCACCTTAATTGTATTATCTTTTTTTAATTCAACATTAGAAAGGAATAGCTGACCTTTCTGCATCATGTTTTTTACAATCTGATTTGAAAGCATCTCAACTTTCAATTCTTCTGATATTTTTTCATGACAATTATTTTTATAGACAACACATGAATATAAAAAATTCTTACCAGACTTATTGATTAAAAATGTAGACATAAAACCTCAAAAGACCTCGGTTGCATGAAAGTAGATATAGCACAATCAATTTTAACATGCAACCTTAGTCAACAAGTTACAAAACCAGCAGCAGCATAACCTGGTGCTGCATCTCTAAAAATTAAATATTGGCGACCATACGGCGTACTTGTATAATTATTATCTTTAGATTTATCCGTTATATCTTTAAATTGAAATGTAAAATCACCAACCTTAAACATATTCAATGCAGCAGTGCATTCCTCATCTTCCGCTGGATTGGTCGTATTTATTCCCAGCTTCTTAGACAAATCAACAAAATGTGCAGTTAAATACAAGATACCAATCGTTGATTTTGAAAAAACATTTAACGAATTTTCAGAAAATGAATCTAATCTTAAATCACTCACGACACTATCAGGAAATTCAGGAAATTCTTCCCTGAACAAAACCCGCAACTCTGCAATATCTGTTTCAACACATGCCATATATTATTTTTTATCTTTACCAGGTTCTGGTTCTTTTCCTGTTTCAGGTTCTGGTTCTTTTACGTGAACAGGTTTACCTGATACTGAATATTGCTTTAAGAAAAGCGGACTAACT